GAATGTTATGAATGTGGACATAGATGGGAAACGATCCAATATCCTGAGATGATAGTTTCTAAACAACAGGCAGCCTACGCTCGTTGTGAGTGATTTTTTTGGTGCTGTCTTATCTGTCTTATAAGTTTTACTTTTTCTATGAATAAACGAAATTTGTAGAATAATTTGTTTTTAATTGGCGGTGTTTGTAGCACAGCTAGTTTTGCTTCAAGCTCCAGCATACGCATCATTGCATTAGACAGTACAATTTCAGTTCTTGCATGATTTTTCATCATATCTATGCAAAAAGCCTTCAACTTATCTATATCATTACAGCCCATAACTTCTCTGCATCTTAGTTCAACTGCTAACTGTGTTTCCATTGGTAGCGGAGTTGAGATAAACCTTATGAAGCTGTCATTTTTCATGTTATTGAAGATTTGTAGTAGAACCAGGGAACATTCTGGACTCGATAAAAGCAACTGCTTGATCGTCTATTGTGTTATCTGTTTGTTTAGCTATAGCTTTCAACAGATCTAAAATCAATCTCTTCATTGCTTTTGACTTAATAAATACAAGAAGAATAGGCTTGAAAATCTTTACCATTTTTATGTTGTGTCTACTTCTACCTTACCGCTATTTGCCAAATTTGGCCTCAATCCTTATATTTATAGTATATCACTAAGATTATGGCATCTCAAGACCCAAAAACCGACCCAGATACAGAAGAAAAAGAGGAAAAAGAAGGTCCTTCGCTTCTATCAAATATTACGCAGATGATTATACTTTTTTGGAGTTTGGCAGTAATTTCTTACGCATACTTCGGAAATTCAATGAAACAAATTGATACCACATTCGCTGCTGGATTGCTGTCGGCAGTGATGTCTAATATGGGATTACAGGTGAAAAACAACGCAAATGGCAAAAAGAGGCCATTTAATGTAGTATCTAATAAAGACACTAAAGCTGGTATCAAATGAAAAAATTTCTTCCAATTTTGTTGTTTGCTATTATGCCAGCTTCATATGCTGATATAACATCTTCTATTACTTCATCAGTAAAATTAGAAGTTGCAGCACCAGGAACTACAGCAGATCGTATTGGAAACTCATATAGTGTTTCCGGAACTGGAGTTAATACAACAGATGGCACAACTGCTGGCAGTCTTGGAGGACTAGGTGCAGCGACTAATGGGGTGAATGCTTATACACCAATTACAGCATCACAATTAACTGACGGGGAAAGCTTCAGTTACACAGTTTCACACACTACTGGAGATACTATTTCAACAAGTTTGACCACTGGTGAAGTTTCACCTTTTGGAGATTTGACCAGTACTTCAGGTGGAACAGCAGGTACACTTGCAGGTACAGTTGATAATCATGTTGTAACAGTCACAGCAGGTGGCTCAGGTACAACTGCTACAGGACAATATGTAACCTCCGTCACAGTAGACTAATGAGCTATGCGGAAGCTTTTATTACTGTTTTTTATATATGCCTTACCAGCTAACGCAAATATTGTTCCAAATTTTACAACTGGCACGATGTCCAGTACAACAAATACGCAGAGCACAATTACAGAATCTATCACCAGTAAAGACTATAAAACTGGTTATGAATATACGGTTACAGGAACTGGCATCAAACATGATGGAGGAAATATGTCACCCGATGCAACTCAAGTCACAGGAACAGTAGGAGGGCAAAGTTATACATGGACAGGAGCAGATATGACAACAAAACCAAACTGGACTCTTACAAATCCTACATCGGGAGATGCCTTTCAATTTACAGAAACATATTCAGGTCCAGGATTGCAAAATGTAACTACAATAAATCGAACAATAGAAACGGAATCCGTAGTTACTACTACCTCTGTCTTTCAATAGCCCTTTTACCAACAGGAGTTTTAGCTAATTCTGTTAGCCAATCAAATAGTGGCAGTGTAACGAACCAAAACTGGAATGTGAATAATAGTGGGTTTCATACAAATCAATATGGTGGAGGTGTTGTTTGTCAGGGAGCAATGATGACTATCACTCCATTTACTACATTTAATTCAAATTATCGTAAACCTTATCGTGATTTTTACTATACGCCTGTTTACGATCAAACAGATATTATTGGCGATTTTGATGATGATGGTAACGCTATAGGAGATGGAACGCCAGATAATCCAGGTGATATACTTTATTATCAGCAAAATTATTCTGGTACAAACAAAGATAGCTACGCACTTGGAACAGGAATTACATTAAATTTTAGTATTCCATTGGATAGACAATATACAAAACAGTGTAAGGAGGCAGCCCAAGTACAAAATGATATAAACAAACAAAAGCTTAAGAACTTAGAACTTGACTGGCATATGGCCAGATTACGTCATTGCGGAGAGAAGAAAATTGCTGGGATCCAATTTACAAAAGACAGTCCTTACTATAATTTATGTAAAGATATAGAGATTGTAGAAAAGAAAGGTCAGGTATTACCGCATAAACATGAATTTAAGTAGACAAGTTACGGGTATTAAACTTATCTACGGATAACTATTCTACTTTATCTTTCTTCTTTGTCAGCTTTTTTATTAATTGTTTTACTAAAGGTTTGACAGCATTAACCAAAATCGGAGTAGTAGCAGCGACCAAAGCAATGCCAGCAGCAGTAGCAGCATCTTTGGCTGAAGGAAGATACTGGTCGATGAACTTCGTGTCTTCATACAGCGTTATACACTCCTTCTTATTATCAGACAGTTTATGTCCGACAACACGTTCCAGTTTTTTATCGTTACGAAAATCTCCTACTCTTTGATCTTTGTCACCTGGACATTTTATAAAAAACTCTTCTTCTTTCTTCTTAGGTAGTTTTGGCTCTTTTTGTTCATATTTAGGTTGTTCATCATTATTTACTTTTTTATCTTCTTTTTTACCTTCAGTAATTGTTATTTTTCTTCTGTCATACAACAATGGCTGAAATGTAGGCATCGAACCATAAGGACATGAAATAGTTGTGCCCCTTGGATCGTCATCATATAAGGCAGTATTTTTGGGACTAGCATCTCTGTGATACTTTACACATCCAGGTAATTTTAAAGATGGCGGTGGTACATTTAAAACTTGATACGGAGGGCTGATTGGTATGTTTATTGTTGGTATATCTATTTTTGGTATAGATATATCAGGTATCTCCATCTTTTATATCTCCTATGGAAATAGACCAATTATCTTCACCAAATTTACCCATCTCTATAATTTTTGGCTCTTTTACTTTTTTATCTAATTTTTCGTGGTATTTGTTTATTTCATTGTCCAGTTCTAAATTGAACTTTTGCATACGCAACCAGTGTATTAATTTATCTATATAGTATTTTACTAATTTTCTGAAAAACCCAAAGATCATTAGTCGTAGGCATCTCTTCGCTTATACACTTCTACATATGAGTCGCATTTGGGACAACTAAGATTTGTAATCATTGAGTACTCTTGATACATTATAGGCTGAAAATCCTCTTCTATGTCTGCATCACCGCCCCAGATAAGTTCTGTTTTACAATGCCAACAATTCATAACGGTATAGATGGACCACTAAATTTTGGTAATTGATTTGGTATTTCTTCAACCATTTTTTCTTTCAAATCACCCATAATTTTATTTTTAAGTGTTCTTTCAAATTCGGGTGACTTCATGTAACGAATAGCAAGAAAAGCACCAACAGACATTGAACTCACCATTAAAAATGAGATAATTGATAAAACATTAGCTATTTTCTGGAACATTTTTATGTTACGAGAGATTTTAATAAAATTAACAGTGCCACTTACGTTGATGACTCTGTTTTTGATTGTTTCGTTAATGCCTCTTTATCTGATGGCTGGTTTGATTCGGATGTCTCTTGAGTCTCCAAAATCTGCTCCTCCAGTATCTTCATCGCTCCATTAACTTCATGTATAGCTATTGCTAACTGTTCTCTTTGTTGTGCAAGTTGCTGTAGTCTTTCCTGAAGATTCATAGTTTATTCGTAAATAGCTTTACCTTTAGTTATAGCAGCATCTATATCTGTGAATGATTCGGTTGTCCAGATAGATGTCTCCTTATCAAGTTTTTTATAATCTTTAATAAGTTCAAGATGTGTAACATTGGATTTTATCCAATCTTTCCACTCAGCTTCAGTTTGGACATAACCTTTAACACCACTTGACTTATATGCTGTGTAATTAGCGTGTAAATTTATAATATTTACGCTATCACCAGCAGCTTTAAAAATTGCTGCGATTTCATCTGCTGTTAGTTCTTCCATTGTATTTTTGAAGTGTTTAGTGGTATTTTACCCTGCTTCGAGGGCTGTGACTTTTACGGATAACTCTTGTATCGCATTTACAATCATAGGTATCATTGCATCCCTACCCAAAGTTAAGTTATCTGGATCTGTTTCATCTACAATTCCTGTATATTCTGCTCCTTCAGCTTTTAATACTTCTAATACTTCTTGAGCAATAAAACCAGAACTGTTTAATAAATCTGCGTTTGATTTTGCTGCTTCTGGTATTCTTTCGCTATCTCTAAAATTCCATGTAAACTTTCTTGGTTTTAATTTATTTATAAAGCTCAAACCAAAAGGTAAATCTTGAATATTTGTTTTATCTCTTTGATCTGAAACAAAAGTCCAACCAGTTGCAGCACCAGTAAAAGTCGCATTAACAGAACCATTAAATATTCCGACAAAATTACTTGTGTTTACTGGTGCAATGTTTGTTCCAATAAATACATTATCGTTACCTGTTGTAATAGCTGCACCATTATTAGCTCCAACAAAAACATTCCTCGATCCAGTGGTCACGTTTGCACCAGAAAATTCACCCACAGCAGTATTTTGATCTCCTAAACTATCCTCCAAAGCCCGAACACCTACAGCAACATTGTTTATGCCAGTTACATTATGAAGCAATGCAAGTGCCCCTATCGCTGTATTCTGAGTACCGGTAGTTGTTGCACCGCCAGCTTCCCTTCCTACTCCAGTATTCGAATATCCTGTAGTTATAACATCAAAACAGTAGAAACCGATTGCTGTATTTGACTCTCCAGTGGTGATGCCATGACCTGCGTTTTGTCCGAATGCTGAATTTCCAGAACCAGTATTATGAAAAAGAGCAGAAGTTCCAACTGCTGTGTTTCCTGAACCAGTCGTAACGTTTTCTAGTGAAAATGCACCTATGGCAACATTAGAATGTGCACTTGTCATATCAAGCCCTGCATTAATTCCCATGGCAGTATTGCTTGTTCCTGTATTTAAATTTGCCAAAGAACTTGACCCTACTGCGGTGTTGTTCCCTCCCGTAGTCTGCGTGCTAAGAGCAGCATATCCAACTGCTGTTGTAAAATTACCATCGGTTGCTGCATCTAAAGCAAGGCTTCCAATTCCTGTATTGTAACTACCTGTTGTCATTGCAAACCCAGCAGAGTTTCCACAAAATGTGTTTTGTATCGCAGTTGTAGTTGAGTAACCAGCATTTACTCCGATTGCCGTATTTAAAGTTCCAGTAGTAGAAGTCAATAACGCATTAATTCCAACTGCTGTACAAAATTGACCTGTGGTTTGGTTGCCTAAAGCACTTGTTCCTACTGCGGTTATACCTGTTGCTGAAGTTACCGCATCAGCAGAAAAAGCACCTACCGCAACATTATCATTTGCTGTTGTAAGTGAAAGAGCACCAGAACCTAAAGCTGTAGTATTATTTGCTGTCGTCACTGACCCTGCTGAGTTACTCCCAATACCAACATTATTTTGCCCTGATGTGATTGCATCACCAGCAGAAGAACCTACAAAATGATTACCAGCACCTGTTGTTAAAGAAGTCATGGCTGATGTACCTACAGCCGTATTAAAAGATCCTGTGGTTAAATTTGTTAAACAGTTATCCCCAAGTGCAGTATTTCCTCCGCCCGAAACACTGCCATCTAAAGCTGCTGCACCTAAAGCTAGATTTCCTGAAACACTATTAGTACCACCTCCAATAAGTTTTCCAGCAATAACTCCGTTATTTGTAAATGCTGGTGCACCTGCTAAAGTAAACAAATCAACGTAACCATTATCACTTGTATTTCTTAACTGCATCACACCTGTAGTTGTATTAGCAAAATATTGACTTGCAAAAGTAGCACCTGGGGCAGATGAATTTGAATTATTTGTTGCTATCGCAGCTAAAGCATTATTTAAGTCTGTACGAAAAGCAGCCCCTGATTGGTTGGCTATAACATAATCATGTGTTGCCATTACTTAATCCTTGTTTTGTATAAGTATATGATAGTTGATAATTTAAATATAGACCAATTTACTGACCTTTACCAAAACCGATTGCAGTATATTTAAAATTTAAATTTTTAAAATTATTATTTACATCTCTTGTTTCGATTGTAAACCCTGTACCTGATATTGATGGAATCGTAAAATAGTCTCCTGAAACAGCCCCTTCAAGTGTAATTCCTATAGTCGGGATAAAGGCTGTTGTCGATCCACCTAGAGAACCTGTTCCTGTAAAGAATGGTGAAGTAAAGGTTACTGTTTTTGCCGAATTATTTGTTTGACACTGACTAGAAATTGAGGAATTGATTGTTTCTGTGCGTGACTTTAAACTTGCTTGATAACCTAATTGGTTTACAAGTATATTTTGTGCTTCATCATCAGAGGTTAGTACAACTTTAAATTTGAAACCTCTACCGATGTATTCACCATTTACAAATGTATTAAATTGTGTGAAATTCGGTCCATAAGTACAAGAAGTTCCAGCCGAAATCGTTGCACTTGTAGATGATGTCACAGTAAATGTACTTGAACTTGGAACACTTTGGATAACATAATTACCGTCTACTGCACTTCCAGCAGTAAAATCAATTACAACTTGCTCACCAGTTTGATAACCATGATTTGCCTTTGTGATTGTAATGGTAGTACCACTTTGTCCGTATGTCGCAGCAGTTGATGTATTTGTCGCTAAGTTGGTAGTTGCAACTAAAATATTTGCATTTACATCTTCAGCTAAAGTTCCATCGAAATCTGTCCAAGTATCTATAAATTCAGTTCTTGAATCAATTAAATCATTTGGTAATAAACCAACAGTTACAAATGTTCTTACTAAAGATAAATTAAATATCCCACCCATTTCAATTTCATTTTGAAATTCATAGCTTCCCTCTTTACTTATTGGACCTGCAAAATCAATATTGGCTAAATTATCTATCAATCCTACGTTATCAATCAATAGTGTTCCATCTAATAAAAGACCATCAAAATCTGAATCATAAAACGTATGATCTTTTTCTCCTTGAAAAGGGGGTGAATCTAAATCTTCTCTTTCTTGTAATACGACTTGGGCTGGAAATGATTGTGGTTGAGTAGTTATGACTTTTGCTGCATTTGCTGACTTTCTACCGCCATCGTCAATAAATTTAATACTGTAAGTACCCGATAATGCAGGGACTATTATCTCACTGACATTTCCAGATAATTTTGGAACAATATCTATTGAATTTGAAAAAGTAGCAGTTATACCTGTATTTGGAGTATGTCTGCATTGAATTGCACCACCATGAGTTACGTCAATATCTGTAGCAGGGTTAAAACGTAAACGAATAAATTGATCTGATATTGGTTCGACTGTTAAGCCTGTTGGATCTTGTGGTAATGCGGTTTTTCCAACAGCGTTAAAAGTTATCCCTGTTGATGTTGAAGATGCTACCCCCGAAATATTGTATGTAAATACTTTAAATTCATAAACACCTAATTGACTGTTAAATATTTCAAAATCGGGGCTGGATACTTTCTGAGTAATAAAATTACCATTGTTATATCTATAATTAAACTGATACTCTGTGGCATTAGGGCTTGGTTTCCAACTTACAATAATCTTTGAAACTGCCTGATTGTTAATAGGTACAATTTTTTCTACTGCTGATAAATTTTCAGGTGGTTGTTGTGGTTGATTTAAAACTGAGATAGCAATATTAGGCAATGACTCACCATCTTCAATAAAAGGATATTTACCAGCTACGTAAGATAACGCACTTATCGTGTAATTAACTTCGTCTTTTTCTTCTACTGTAATTACTCTAAATTTTTGAGCTTGAACTATTGTATTTTGTATAAGATAAATAGTATTTACATTCGGTGTCTGAGAAAAAGCTGAACTTAGAGTTACTACTCCACTATCTTGATTTATAGCTGAAATACTTCTACTTTCTACCGAACCATCGGGCAATATTACTGATAATGTCGGACTGTTAATTGTAGGCGTATCTGTATTTTCAACATCATCAATAGTCATTGACGCTGCCGAAGCAACTGCCTTTAATCTGCCTGATCTCCTTACACCAGCACGAACGGGATCACTTATTTCTATAACAGAACCTGGGCGAACTAATAAACCTCCTTCGATTGAAGTGGTAAATGTACAAACTTCACTTTCATTCGCTTCAGCAAATGCAATAGCCTTTGCCAGTCTAAGAGCCTGTCCACGACTTGTACAACCAAATCCTTTTACTTTTTTTACAACACTTCCTATTTTATTTTTTAAATCGGTATTTTCAAAAACCTCAAAATCTATCTCTTGCGTATCCATATTAAAATATGAGACAGAAATGATTGAATGTCTTTGTTTTAAACTAGAACCCGAATAAGTAAAACCTTCACTGGTTACATTAGCCAATGAAAAAAGAAATGTTGGATCTTTTGGCGAGTCTTGAGCTAATAGTATACTTCCCGTTGACCAAATCGGCATACAACGCATAACACCTGCCAATTCATTTATAAGGTTAAATGCTTCGCTAGACGCTTGTATGTTTACATTGCAAGAGAATCTTGCTTCAAGTCCACCAAAACCATCATCAACAAGAGTATTTGCAAATTTTGATGCTGCTACAAATGAAAATAAATCTAGATCAGCATCAGTTATATGCGTACCAAATCCGTATCTCTCTGTAGTCAAAAGATCAAGAAGTATCATTGCAGGGCATGAACACCAAACAGCAGCACCCATTACATTATTAAAAATATAATTATCAGGATATACAATTCTTCCAGCAGCATCGACTGATGGCGTTCCAGAGCCACTTGCACCTGCACCCGGTATTCTTACTTTTACTCCTCTAATTCGATATTTTCTACGAGGTATCGCACTAAACTGTTGAGAATCTAATCTTAAATAATTATATGCTGAGTTTGGATATGTATTAGCATCGTCAATTATCTCTGCAAAACTTGTCCATTGAAATTTATCAATAATAGAAGCGTCAGTTGCGTCATCTGTGACTCGTTCAACTTTTATGTCCGCAGTAGTAAAAGTATCATTTAGTGTTATCGAATAATCTTTTTGATAAGCATCAGGAGTACGACCTGTAATTGTATCGTCAATAATTATTCCAAAACCACCACCATTAAATTGAGTCGATATTCTTAATTGAACGCTTGAACCTAATAAATCACCTGTGTCTGTTACTTTCTGTAATTGAGGAAAAGTAATAGTTACTTTAACTCTATCCACTGTGTCGTCTTGTATTTGTCTTATGACTGGCGATGCTTTTGTTACTGTTACACCTACAGGTGTTATTGATGAACTACTTTCAATTCCATTTATTTTTGTTTGGTTTGCAGTACCCAATCTTGGAACAAAAGATACGTTTTGATAATTAAAGTCTGTAGGCTGCGGTGCAGTTGAACTTGCGTTTGCTTTTAAAACAGGAGTATCGTTTAAAAAGGTGTCTTTGAGATACGCATGAATATAAGCAAGCGATGTTTTGTCTGTAATACCTTCTTTTGATGCAGTCGCACTGCCCTCTATCTCTCCTTCAGAAATAAGGTCTAAAAAACTTGCAAACTGCTTTGAATTTAAAGTATCAGGCTCTTTTGTCGGTGGGGGCGGTTGTTGCGGTTGTCCTCCACCTCCCGAACCACGAATAATTTTATTATCTTCAGTCATGCCTGTATCTGTTCTGTATCAATGCCGCCTGAAATAACAACAGATCCAGTGAATATTTCACCGTACACTATTGGCACTGGTGTACCTGCTCTACTTGTTTGTTGTATGCCTGAAAACATAAAAGAAATTCTAGGATCTTCTTCTGAAGTAAATTCAGGAGGTTTTGGCACTGGGAATAGCATTTCACTTACACCCATAAGAGTTAAACCTAATCCGATGTTTCCAACTAAAGCACTTATTCCGACACCACCTGTAAATCCACCTAAACCGAGTGCTAAAGTTGAACCTCCCGTCATAAAAGCAAGTCCAATCATTGTAAAACCAAATAATGTTTTTCCTAATCCGCCTGAACCTTCAATAACTGGCACGAAAGAAATATCGGACTTACCAACTGGATCGAAAAGCTCATCTTCTCCTATCTCTTCTTCATTAACAATTACTTTGTAGTATCTTGTTGCCATATGTGCTTCTATTTTTGGAAAATTATGTATAAGAAAACTAACGGCTTGAGCTACATTACTAACATTTATGTCTTCAAATTCTTTATGGCCGATTTCTTTTGCCAATTCTCCATATAATTTAATTTTACGAAGCATAGCGTAACCTCATTCCTGTGCATTTTAACAACCAAGGGTTGTAAGGCTCTCTACAAGATAGTCTATCTGCTAAATGATGTAAAACATCCCCTTTTATAAAAATCGCTACATGATTTAAACCTACAGCACCGATTGACATTAGCAAAGCATCGCCATCTTTTAATGGCTCGTCCGCTTTTAATTCATAGAAACCTGTTTCTTTTGCATATTTTTCAAAAAGTGGTTTCTTTAAAAACTCTTCAGGCGTAAGAGGTCGTTTGTAATCTTTCAAAATAATATTGTATTTTTCTTTATAATAATCTCTAAAAAGTGACCAGCAATCTGTAACGCCCCATACCCACGGTCTTCCAAGAATATTAGGCTTGTATCCTACAGGTCTATACTCACCCCACATTTCTGTTTTTGGGTTAACAATATGCCAAGGCAGATTAGATTGTTCACAGCTAATTCTGTCCGCTTCAGATGCTATAGGTGGTGTTAATGGATGAGAGTGAACTACTGCAATAATTTCACCTAAATTATCTGCCTTTACATAATCTTCAGGATTTAAAATAAAGCATTGATTAGAAGTTATAGCTAAGTTTTCGCAGGGATAATACTTTTCTTTACCACGAATATTTAACAATAAACCACAAGACTCTTTTGGATCTTGTTCTTTTGCATGAAGTAAAGCATCATCTTTCCAACTCATGCCATTACCAATCCTATAGATGGAAACTCTTTACGGGTACATTGACGTTTAGGTGCTCGTACTCCAG